AAAACTTTCCTATTTCTTACGGCATACAAAGAATGATTCCACAAGCTGGTAAAGCACTTATCAGTGGTTTATCTGGAATTCCAATGTTAGGTGCCATGATACCAAAACAAGCAAACGAATTATTAGGTGATCTAAGCTATTTAGATTACAGACCAACAAGATTAGGCACACCAGAAGGTGAAGTCATGCGTGAAGCTTACACATCGCCAGCAGGTTTTGAATATCCAGAAGTATTATCTACTGGTGCAGCTGAAGATTATTACGACCAATTCTTCCCAATGCAAGTACCAGATTACTTCTATCAGTTTATGGATAACGAAATGTTACCATACATACTAGGCATGAGATAATGGTAAATCCACATTCTGATAAAAAGAAACCAACAGGAACTACATATGGGCCAGCAGGAATGGGTTTTTCTCCACCAAAACCTAAACCAATTATAGATGTTAACCAACAAAACGAAAGCAATGAAAATAATAATCAAGGCATAACTACACTAGCTCCTACATCAACGTCACAAATGCAAACTGGATTTGGTAGTTTTTTTGGAGCTAATTCCGGCAGTACAGGATCAAGTCCATTAGTTCAAGAAACTCTTAAAAAAATTTTTGAAAAAGCTATAGAGGACGCGAAAGATCAAGCTCAAGAAGATAATCAACTTTATACAGCAGATATGCATAATCAAGCAATTGACGATGCTTTTGCTAATGTTTATCCTAATCTTCCTCAAATGGACAGAGATGATTTTATTAACATGGGTGGGGATAGTTATATTTACGATATGTTTGACAGTAATTTAACAGGTATACCTGAAGGACACACAGGTATAGAAAATCAATTTTATTTAGAGCCACAATTTGGTGGTGGAGGTGGAGGAAGAATTAATGTTGGTGGGGGCGGAGATTATGGCTCTTACCTAGGAGCAGGATTAGGTCGACGTCCAAAACAATTAGGAGATTCAGAAAATATACCAGCACATTTACGTATGCTTCAATACATGGTCAATGTGCATAAAGGCAACCCATACACAAAACTAGCCATGCGTAAAAAAGATGGCGGTTTAGCAACTTTAGTAGGAGATTAATATGTGGCATTTATTAGCAAAACCATTATTAGGCGTGGTAGCAGATGGAGTCAAAGGCTTCGTAGCGACTAAGAAATTAAATGGTGAAGTCAAGATTGCAAAAATTAAAGCAGAAAAAAAGAAACAAGAAGATATAGCAGCAGGCAAAATTAAATGGGAAGCATCAGCTGTGGATCAAATGAAAGGTTCGTGGAAAGACGAACTAATTTTAATTTGTTTATTGGCGCCAGCAATTGCAGTTTTCGTGCCTAGTTGGACACCACACATAAAAGAAGGCTTTGAAGCCTTGCATTCTTTACCAGATTATTATAAACATTTATTGTATTTAGCATGCTCAGTAAGTTTTGGCGTGAAGGCTGGACCTGCGGCAATGTCATTATTTAAAAAGGGGAAATAACTATGAAAAAAATAGATCCAAAAAAACAAAAAGGATTAGCTGCATTGAAGAAAAAGAAACCTGAAGTTGTAGCCAAAATGGGTTACAAGAAAAAAGGTGGTAAAGTCGTTGCTAAAATGGGTGGCGGTATGATGAAAAAAGATCCAAGTATGATGGGTTATAAAAGAGGAGGAAAGAAAAAGTAATGGGTAAATTATGTCCTAGAGGTAAAGCAGCAGCAAAAAGAAAATTTAAAGTATATCCTAGTGCATATGCAAATATGTACGCTAGTGCTGTATGTTCTGGTAAGGTTACACCTGGTGGCAAAAAGAAAAAAGCTTCAGGAGGTTATCACAATGATATATCACAAGGAAGAAAACAAGTTTCTAGTCAAAGAAAAGTTAATTTTAGCAATGGCGGCGCTAATATGATTTCTGCTGGCTGTGGCGCTGTAAAAGAAGGTAACAGGAAAAAAACTAAACTATTTACGTAATGGCTAAAAAAGGTCTACGTGAATGGGTTAAAGAAAAATGGGTGGATATTGGTGCACCTGATGGTAAAGGCGGATATAAACCTTGTGGTAGAAGCAAAGGTGAAAAAAGAAAAGGCTATCCTAAATGTGTACCATCATCAAAAGCAAGATCCATGAGTAAAGGTCAAAAAAGATCTGCAGTAGCTAGAAAAAGAGCTGCTGGTAACCCAGGTGGTAAACCAACAAACGTATCAACATTTACAAAGAAGAAAAAATCATGAAAAAAAATAACGTGAAGAAAGTAAAAAAAGTAATTAAAGGTTTGAAGAAAGCATCTAAATTACATGCAGGTCAAGCTAAAACTTTAAAAAGTATAGTGCGAAAAAAGAATGGCTAAAACACCAGCATGGCAAAGAAAAGCAGGAAAAAATCCTTCTGGTGGATTGAACAAAAAAGGCGTTGCATCTTATCGTGCAGCTAATCCTGGTTCTAAATTAAAAACTGCTGTAACAACAAAACCATCAAAATTAAAAAAAGGTTCCAAAGCTGCAAATAGACGTAAATCGTTTTGTGCAAGAATGGAAGGAATGAAAAAAAGAAGAACCAGTGCAAAGACAGCTAAAGATCCTAATTCTAGAATAAATAAATCTTTGCGTAAATGGAACTGTTAGTATATAGACCATTTTAATGAGAGATGAGACTGCGATTTATTTAATCCTCAAAAAGATTAGAGTACGCAAGGAAGAGTTGAAAGAAGTCATAGCAGCTGGATTACCTAGCTGGGATGAGTACAATAAAACCGTAGGCGAATATAAGGCCTATGCAATAATGGAACAGGAGATTCAAGACCTGCAGAAAGATGAGGAAAACAATGACGGAGAAAGAATTACCTAAACGTGTATTTGCGTTAGAGGAAAAAGATTTGTCAGTAGAAGCTGATGAAAACAACAAAGTAGCTGAAGAAAAAGAAAATAAATTTCTTAAAAAAATTCAACAAGAAGCTACAAAAGATATAGAACATTTACCTGACGAAAAAATTATAGAGCGTTTGCCAGACCCTACTGGTTGGCGTCTGTTAGTGTTGCCATACAAAGGACAAGGTAAAACTAAAGGTGGTGTAATATTAGCTGACCAAACAATGGAAGAGCGTAGTTATACAACAGTGACTGGTTTGGTTCTTAAAATAGGACCAGATTGTTACAAAGATGAAACGAGATATCCAAATGGACCATGGTGTAAGAAAGGAGACTGGATTATATTCGGTCGTTATGCTGGATCACGTTTTGGTATAGAAGGTGGTGAAGTGAGAATACTTAACGAAGACGAGATAATTGCTGTGGTAAAAGACCCAGAGGATATCTTGCAATACAAATAAACAGGAGAGGATAGATGCCTGCAGACGCGCAACCAAAGGTAGAGTCACAAGAAAGTGCTGAAGCCGTCATGGTAGATTTACCATCAGATGGACCATCAATAGATGTGGAACTACCAGAATCAAAAGAAAGTAAAGTAGAATCTCAACCACAAGATCAACAAGAAGTAATAGTTGAAGATAGTGCATCTCAAGGAGAGATGGAGGACTACGGCAAAAAAGTTCAATCAAGGATTGATAAATTAACCAAAAAGCTTAGAGAATCTGAACGAAGAGAACAAGCTGCAATTGAGTTTGCTCAAGGATTACAACAAGAGTCAACAAAATTAAAGCAAAAGACTCAGTTGTTAGACACAGGATATGTAAATGAATTTGCATCTCGTGTTGAAGCACAAACAGCAGAAGCTAAAAAACAGCTAAAAGATGCTATGGATACAGGTGATATAGATGCACAAGTAGAAGCACAGCAAAAAATAGCCCGTTTAGCAGTGGATGCTGATAGAGCAAAGAAAAGCTTAGATCAACGTGAAAGATTAAAAAAAGAAATGGAAGCACGTGGAGTTGATCCTAATCAACCTCAAATGCCTACACAACAACCTCAACCAGCTCCACAACCAGAAGCTCCACCAGATCCTAAGGCAGAAGCCTGGGCTGAAAAGAACGATTGGTTTGGAAGCGATGAACCTATGACACTCACATCTTTTTCAATTCACAGAAAATTAGTTGAAGAAGGATTTGACACGAAGTCAGATGAGTACTATAGTGAGATTGACAAAAGAATGAGGGACACGTTTCCTCATAAATTTGGCGAACAAGTTTTAACGCCCACGCAAACTGTGGCCTCCGCTAATCGGAGTACTCAATCGGCTAGGCGCAAAGGTACTGTGAGACTCACACCATCACAAGTTGCCATAGCTAAAAAATTAGGTGTGCCACTAAGCGAATATGCGAAGTACGTGAAGGAGTAGGCATATGAATACAAATAATAAAAATAAACTACCGTCACGCGAGTCAGAAATTAGGTCTAAAGGAGAGCGACCTAAGGTATGGACTCCACCGTCTCAGTTAGACGCACCACCTGCACCCAATGGCTTTAAGCACAGATGGGTAAGGGCCGAATCAGTAGGACAGATGGATCAAAAAAATGTTTCAGCTAGACTACGAGAAGGATGGGAATTTGTGAGAGCAGATGAATATCCGGAAATGGAATGGCCATCAATCGATACAGGTAGATATGAAGGTGTTATAGCTGTAGGAGGTTTAATGCTAGCAAGAATCCCTAATGAGATTGTTGAACAACGTAAAGCTTATTTTGCAAAACAAACGCAAGATAAAGATGATGCGATTGCAAACGATCCCATGAAAGATCAACATCCTAGCATGCCAATCTCGAAAGAGAGAAGTTCTCGCGTAACATTTGGTGGCAAGAAAACCTAATAAGTTTTTCTAACACATAGTTACACAAAATTAACACACTCGAGGTGAGTGTGTTATAACAATTATGTAAGGAGATAATCATGGCTAATAATAACGCGCCATTCGGTATGAGACCAGTAGGTAGATTAGGAAGCGCTCCGATGACACAAGGTACCTCTAAGTACAAAATTGCAGATGGCTACGGCACTGCGATTTTTAAAGGAGATATTGTAAAGCTAGTAGCTGCAGGAACAATACAATTAAGTGCTGTTACTGATGTTGCTAACGTTGGTGTTTTCAACGGTTGTTTCTATAATGATCCTACTACTAAAAAACCGACATTCTCAAATTATTATCCTGGAAGCATTACGCCTTCTAGTGGTGATATTGAGGCATTTGTCTATGACGATCCAAACATGCTTTTTGAAATTCAAGACAATGGAACTTTAGGTCAAACTGCTATCGGCGATAACGCTGATCACGTAGCTGGCACAGGTTCTACTGTTGATGGACAATCTAGAAACACGCTCGGTTCTGCCGCTGGTGCAACTGCGCAACTTAGAATAATCCGAATTTCAGAAGATCCCGATAATAGTGATATTGCTTCTGCGAACGCTAACTTTATTGTTAAGTTCAACGAACACCTTTATTACAATAACGGGGCAGGCGTATAAACCTAAGGAGATATTGAACAATGGTAATTTCAAGAATGCAATTGGTCAAAGAACTCGAACCAGGCTTAAACGCATTGTTTGGGTTAGAGTATGACCGATACGAAAACCAGCACACAGAAATTTTCGATGAGGAAAGTTCTGATCGTGCTTTTGAAGAAGAAGTAATGCTTGGTGGGTTTGCCAATGCAGCTGTAAAGCCTGAGGGTCAAGGTATTGTATACGAAGACGCTCAAGAAACTTTCACTGCAAGGTACACACACGAAACTGTTGCTTTGGCTTTCTCACTAACTGAAGAAGCTGTAGAGGATAACCTCTATGACAAAATCAGCACTAGATACACAAAAGCGTTAGCAAGATCTATGGCTAACACTAAGCAAATTAAAGCAGCAAACATATTGAACAATGCGTTCAATGCTAGTTTTGCTGGTGGTGATGGTAAGGAGCTTTGTGCTACTGACCACCCAACGCTAAGTGGAAACCAAAAGAACGAGCTATCGACTGCAGCTGACTTAAACGAAACTTCGCTTGAGCAGATGCTAATTGATATTGCTGATATGAAGGACGAAAGAGGAATGAAAATTGCTCTACAAGGAGTAAAAATGATTATTCCTGTTCAACTTCAGTTCGTTGCAGAAAGACTAATGAAATCTGCTGGAAGAGTTGGTACAGCTGATAATGATTTAAACGCAGTAAGAAACATGGGAATGGTTCCACAAGGTTATGTGGTAAACAACTTCCTAACTGATACTGATGCTTTTTTCATTAAAACTGATTCACCAAACGGCTTGAAACATTTTGTGAGAGCACCAATCAGAACTGCAATGGAAGGCGACTTCGATACTGGTAATGTAAGATACAAAGCTAGAGAGAGATATTCATTTGGATTCTCTGACTGGAGAGGTATTTTCGCTTCACCAGGAGCATAGACTTTAAGAGTGGGCGAAATTAGTTCGCCCACTCTACCTAGTAAATAGTTACCAAGGCTGGCTAGGCAGTACAGTATAGTGACGAGGTAACGAAAGCCCTATACAGGCAAAGGAGTATAACATGGCTACACATTTTAAAGGCCCAGTACTATTCTCAAATGCATCTGCATTTGAAAACTTAAAAATGTCAATGTGGCCTGATCAATTCACCTATATGGATGATTTTAATCAGGGTGCATTAGACGCAACACACAATTGGACTATCGTAAAAGATTCAGGTGCATCAGCAGCAATTGCAGCAGATGGCACAGGCGGTGAAGTAAATTTAACTTCAACAGCTACTACTGATAATGATGGTGCATCAATACAAGCAAAACAAGAATCTTTTGCATTACCTACATCAGCTGGTAAAAAATTATATTTTGAAACTAGAGTAAAAATATCAGATGCTACACAAACTGATTTCTTAGTTGGTTTTACAGAAGCTTTTACTACAAACCCAGAAAGCGCTTTGTTATCACAAAACGTTATTGGTTTTGTAAAAGTTGATGGTAGCGCTATTGTAAAAGGAACTACTGAATCTGGTGGAACACAAACTTTAGTAACTTTTGATGATACTACAAAGTCAACAATGGAAAATGATACTTATGTAACTTTGGGACTTGTTGCTACAAAAGGAACAAACTTAGACAAAGTTGAGTTTTTTATTAACAGAAACAAAGTGGGTCAATCTACTACAAACATTCCAACAGCTAACATGAAAGTGATGGCTATGAGTGTTTCTGGTGATGCTACTGGAACTAAAGTAACTACACTTGACTACATTATGGCTGCGCAGGATAGAAACGTAAGCTATAGCTAAACAATATAACCGTGAGTGGGGAGTAATGGCCCCACTCTTGTACAAGGGGAATTAAAAATGGCACAATATACAAAAAAACTATTTGACGGAGACAAGAAAGCAATATTTTCATTTACTGCTAAAATAGCTTCTACTACAGCGGAAACATTTAATGTTGACGCATCAGCTTTAAATGCAAGGAATGATGGCACAGCTTGTTCTTTTATCAATATTAATAAATTATGGTGGAGTGTTAACAACTCTGCAACAACCAAACCGCTTTTATTGGAGTGGGTCAACAGTGGAACTAATCCAATTGCATGGTCTTGTAATTTTGCTGACGACATGGATTTCAGCACCATAGGTGGTTTGCAAAACACAAAAGCCGCTAATTACACAGGCGATGTTTTAATTAACTTTTCTTCTGTTACCGATGACGATACTGCAAGTCTAGTTGTTGAATTCACAAAAGAATATACACCTATACCGTAGAGGTTTAAATGGCTTACTCAGGCAGTAGAACATTTAATCTCTCAATAGAAGAGATAATAGAAGAAGCATTTGAAAGATGCGGTCTTGAGGTACGTAGTGGTTATGATTTAAAAACTGCTAGACGATCCATGAATCTAATATTTTCTGATTGGGCTAACCGTGGTCTTAATTTATGGACAATAGATTATGCTACACAGGTAATGACACCTGGTACAAATTTCTATCAAGTAAATCAAAATGTTATAGACATTCTAGACGCTTCAGTAACAACTACTGCAGGCGCGACTGCTAATTTTGAAGGTGATGAAAATACTACAGATGTTTCAATTACCAAAATATCTAGAACCGAATACATGAATTTGACTAGAAAACAAGAAGAGTCATCTGGTGATGCTAGACCAACTCAATTTTGTTTAATAAATGGACAAGTTACAACAAATGGATCTAGTAATAGTGGTAGACCAGAATATCCTATGACTTTGTTTTTGTATCCTAATCCAGATAAAGCTTACATATTTAAGTATTTCTTTTTAAATAGAATACAAGATGCTGGTTCATACACAAATGAGGCAGATGTGCCTTTTTATTTTCTTCCTTGTTTAGTTTCAGGATTAGCTTATTATATTTCAATAAAAAGATCACCGCAGTTATCTGCGGGATTAAAAGCGGTATACGATGAAGAATTTGAGAGAACCGCTGATGCTAACCGAGAAAGAGTCTCGTTTAGAGTAAAACCAGCGCAAGCGTATATACCATAGGAGGTAATATGCCAAAATGTAATATATGTGGTCATACATGTCATTGCATCGTAGATGGATCATGCACCATTGATAGATGTGATTGTAATGACTGCACATGTAAAAAGGAGGACTAATGGGTAACCCACGTTATAATACACAAACTACTAATCCTAGAACAGGATCAAAAGGTGGAGGAAGTTATGGAAGAGGTCAAATCTCTATACCAACACCTGTAGATGCAGGAGCTGTAACTACAAAAGGAATAGCACCTAACAGTAATGAAAAAGAACTTGGTGGAGTAGAAATTTCTATTTCAAAAGGTAAAGAGTCAGGAACTGCTTTAGGAATGGGCGCAGCTAAAAAAGGCGGCAAATATACTTGGAGTTAATAATTGTCATACGCTAAAGGAAAATACGCAAAGTTTATATCAGATCGTAGTGGATTAGAATTTCCATATACAGAGATGGCAATAGAATGGAATGGCATGCGCGTTCATACAAGTGAGTATGAACCAAAGGCACCACAATTGATGCCGCATGAACATACACCAGATCCTCAAGCGTTAGAACATGCAAGACCTGCAAGAGTAGAACCAGCAACAGAAAGATTATTAGGATTAAATCCTTTTACACATGAAGCTGGTAGTGGTTTGATAAAAGTTTTTGAACCTGGTCATGGTAGAACTACTGGTGATATTGTAAGATTTAGAGATGCTACAGGTCATTTAGCTAGTACGATAAATGCTGATGCAGGTAAAACTATTACAGTAGTTGATGATGATTTTTATACGTTTAATGTAGGACTTGCATCAACCACAACAGTTATTTCAGGAGGAGGACAAGCGTCTGCTGGACCTGTCACATTATCATCATGACAACATATACTGAATTAGTACAACAAATAAGAGATTACACAGAAACAGATTCTAGTGTTTTAACAGATAGTATTGTTAATGATTTTATTGAACATACAGAAAATAAAATTCTAAGGGATTTAGATTTACCTGTATTTAGATCATATCAATTTTCTAACTTTACTACAGGTAATGGATTTATTACATTACCAGGTGGAGGAGCTACTGTTCCTACACAGTTTTCTGTGATAAGAAGTGTTATGATTTATCCTGCTTCTGGCACAGGAGATCGAATATATTTACAACAAAAAGATGTTACTTTTATGGATGAATTTCATCCTGATAGAACATCTACCGGAACACCAAAGTATTATTGTCAATGGGATCATAATACTATATACGTAGTACCTACACCAAGTGCTGATTTTAAAGTAGAGGTTGGTTTGATAAAATTACCAGATCGAATGACTTCTTCAAATAGTAATACTTGGTTAGGAGATAACGCACCTGCATTAATGCTGTATGGTAGCCTTGTCGAAGCCTTTAAGTTTTTAAAAGGCCCAGCAGAAATGCTGCAAATGTATCAGCAATCTTATGAAACAACACTTCAAGAAATTGCTGCTCAACAGATGGGTAGAGCAAGAAGAGATGAGTGGGCTAACGGAGTTATTCGTGTACCACGTCCTTCAGTTTTACCTGGATATAGTAAACCAATTACAGGAGGACAATAAAATGGCAATATCATCATCAACTGTAACAACCAGTTTTAAAACACAGGCTCTTACAGCAACGCACGATTTCACTGCATCTTCCGGCGATACTTTTAAAATTGCATTGTACACAAACTCATCTAGTTTAAGTGCTTCTACAGCTACTTACGGAGATGGTACAGCAACTAACGAGTATTCTGGAACAGGCTACACAGGAGGAGGTAACACTCTAACCAGTTCTACGCCAGTAGCAGATGGAACAACTGCAGTATGTGATTTCGCAGATACGTCTTGGACTTCAGCAACAATAACAGCTCGTGGCGCTTTGATCTATAATAGTTCAGAGAGTAACAAATCTGTTCTTGTGTTGAATTTCGGTGGGGATAAAACATGCACTAACGGCACGTTTACAATTCAATTCCCAACAGCAGACGCATCTAACGCTATATTAAGATTAGCGTAGGAGCAACATGGCTTTAATTTTACACGATCGCGTAAAAGAAACCACTACTACGACCGGAACAGGTACATTAGACCTAGCTGGTGCAACTGGTGGATTTAAAAGTTTTGTAGCTGGTATAGGTACCACTAACAGAACTTATTACGCAATAGTAGGAAGAACCACTACTGAATTTGAAGTAGGAGTAGGCGTTGTAACAGATGCTTCTCCCGACACTCTATCTAGAGAAAGAGTTATTTCAAGTTCTAATAGTAATAATTTAGTTAGTTTTAGTGCGGGTACAAAAGATGTTTTTTGTACATTACCAGCAGCAAAAGAAGGTTTGCCATTTCCTGTTATTTTTGGATCTGCATCAGCTCCACAAGTAATAACTGTAACGGTAGGCGCGAAAACAACGCTAAATCCATATTACGGGCAAGGTTCTAGTAACTGTTATTATTTTAATGGATTAGAGGCACCTATATTAAATTTAGGCGGTGTTGACACTGGATATAAATATTATTATAGATTTGATCAATCTGATTCATCAAATTCTGGTCATCCTTTAAGATTTTATACTTCCGAAAGTCAAAGTCAAGAATACACAACAGGAGCATCTAACACAGGTAGTTCACCTGCACCAGGTAATTCTGGAGCATACACACAAATAGCTGTTTCTGAAACAACAAATAAAACTTTTGTTTATGGCTGTTCTAATCACGCTAATATGGGTAATCATTTAGTAGTTCCTTCATCAATTCAATATCCATTTGATTTAGCAGTTGGAGATGATTTAACTGTTACAGGAGATGCTGACGTTGCAGGAGATTTATCGATTACAGGAAGTGGTAAATTTAAAATGCCAACAAACACTGCAAACAAAATATTGGTTGCAGACGGGACAAGTTTTGAAGAAGTAGACATGTCAGGCGACGCTACAATAGCATCTGGTGGTGCTTTAACTCTTGCTAACTCAGGAGTATCTGCAGCTAGTTATACATCATCAAATATAACTGTAGATGCAAAAGGTCGTGTAACAGCAGCTTCTAGTGGTACAGCAGGTGCGTCTGCTGGATTTGTAATTGCAATGTCCGTTGCACTTTGATATAAGGAGAGATCATGGCACAAGATTTTGAAAGAGCTGTTGCAGCAGATGGATCAGGAGACGTAGCTATTGGTACAACTGCACGTACCATAATAACTGCAAATTCAGATGATGCTGTAATAGGTATAAGATTAGCAAACATAGTAACACAAACAATTCAAGCAGATGTCTATATTACTAGCACAGCTAGTGGTGGATCAGCTGATTCTTACATTGTAAAAGGAGTAAGCATTCCTCAAGGATCATCAATGGAATTAATTGACGGCGGTGCAAAAGTCGTGCTTCAAAGTGGTGACGTTTTGAAAGCAAAATCTGACACAGCTAATAGTTTAAATGTTTGGGTATCATATATTGATAGCATAAGTACATAGGAGGGTAAATGGGTTATATAGGACCAGCTAATACTGATCAGTTTAAATCCATGTCTACCCAGACTATTACTGGGGATGGATCTGCAACTACATTTACATTAACAACACCAGTTGCTAATTCATCAGAGATAAGATTTGTTGTAAATAACGTTGTACAAAAACCAGATGTAGATTACACTGCTAGTGGTACACAACTATCAACAGGATCAAACGTACTAGCAGGATCAGATGCAGCGTAT